CATCCCTCAAAACGAGGGAAAATCCCCTAAAACGAGGGATAAAACATCCCTCAAATTGGGGGATTGCTATCCCTCAAAACAGGGGGACACAAAAGACACTATTACAAAAGAAAAAAGAAAAGATTATTCGTCAGAGAATTCTGGCGAATCCTCTGACCAGCCAGAAAACGACCTTTCTGTGGTTAAACCGGATGCTGCAATTCAGAGCGGCAGCAAGTGGGGGACAGCAGAAGACCTGACCGCCGCAGAGTGGATGTTTGACATGGTGAAGACTATCGCGCCATCAGCCAGAAAACCGAATTTTGCTGGGTGGGCTAACGATATCCGCCTGATGCGTGAACGTGACGGACGTAACCACCGCGATATGTGTGTGCTTTTCCGCTGGGCCTGCCAGGACAACTTCTGGTCCGGTAACGTGCTGAGTCCGGCCAAACTCCGCGACAAGTGGACCCAGCTCGAAATCAACCGTAACAAGCAACAGGCAGGCGTGACAGCCAGCAAACCAAAACTCGACCTGACAAACACTGACTGGATTTACGGGGTGGATTTATGAAAAACATCGCCGCACAGATGGTTAACTTTGACCGTGAGCAGATGCGTCGAATCGCCAACAACATGCCGGAACAGTACGACGAAAAGCCGCAGGTACAGCAGGTAGCGCAGATCATCAACGGTGTGTTCAGCCAGTTACTGGCAACTTTCCCGGCGAGCCTGGCTAACCGTGACCAGAACGAACTGAACGAAATCCGCCGCCAGTGGGTTCTGGCTTTCCGGGAAAACGGGATCACCACAATGGAACAGGTTAACGCAGGAATGCGCGTAGCCCGTCGGCAGAATCGACCATTTCTGCCATCACCCGGGCAGTTTGTTGCATGGTGCCGGGAAGAAGCATCCGTTATCGCCGGACTGCCAAACGTCAGCGAGCTGGTTGATATGGTTTACGAGTATTGCCGGAAGCGAGGCCTGTATCCGGATGCGGAGTCTTATCCGTGGAAATCAAACGCGCACTACTGGCTGGTTACCAACCTGTATCAGAACATGCGGGCCAATGCGCTGACTGATGCGGAATTACGGCGCAAGGCTGCCGATGAACTGACTTGTATGACCGCGCGAATTAACCGTGGTGAGGCAATACCTGAACCAGTAAAACAACTTCCTGTCATGGGGGGAAGACCTCTAAACCGTGCACAGGCTCTGGCGAAGATCGCAGAAATCAAAGCTAAGTTCGGACTGAAAGGAGCAAGTGTATGACGGGCAAAGAGGCAATTATTCATTACCTGGGGACGCATAATAGCTTCTGTGCGCCGGACGTTGCCGCGTTAACAGGCGCAACAGTAACCAGCATAAATCAGGCCGCGGCTAAAATGGCACGGGCAGGTCTTCTGGTTATCGAAGGTAAGGTCTGGCGAACGGTGTATTACCGGTTTGCTACCAGGGAAGAACGGGAAGGAAAGATGAGCACGAACCTAATTTTTAAGGAGTGTCGCCAGAGTGCCGCGATGAAACGGGTATTGGCGGTATATGGAGTTAAAAGATGACCATCTACATCACTGAGCTAATAACAGGCCTGCTGGTAATCGCAGGCCTTTTTATTTGGGGGAGAGTAAATCGTGGCTGAGTTAATTTTCTCTGCATTGAGGATTCTCGGTGCTATGTGGATGGTGTCGACGTTCATTGCGGTTGTCGGAAGTTTTGTCCGGTTGGTAGGCGAAGGTAAAGACCTGGTGGGTGTGCTGTTCGGTAGCATTCTCCTGTGGGTGATTATCGGTGTTGCGCCTGTCGCTGTAGCAAAAATGGCGTGGCGTTTTGTGAGTTGAACTGATGGTAAGTACCGATGGACGAATCAAGAAAGCAGTTTGAAGAAAGTTGGTTGCGACGTGGGGGCGAATCTTCAGACCTTATCCGTTACCCTGAAAATCACCATGAAATTGGCAGCGGTAATATTGGTGGTCAATACGTGATGGACGATGTTCAAGGCCACTGGCAAACGTGGCAGGCATCGCGAGCAGCTATTGAAATAACCGCGCCAAAGTTTATCGACAGCAGAGAAGCATTAGCCAAAGGGTTTACTGTTGATTATTCCAATGGCTTCGGGGATGCAATGGATGCTTATGAGGAAAACATCCGCGCTGCTGGAGTCAAAGTGAAGGAGTAACGATGAAGCAAACAATCTTCCTCCGAACTAAGCAACAACAGCAAGCCGCAATCAACGCCATCCTCGCAACACCACTCGATAAAGACAAGCCAGTCACCATCTGCATTACTGACTACAAGCGCAACCTTGACCAGAACGCAAAATTTCACGCGATGCTGGCGGATATCGCTCGTCAGGTTCAATGGTGCGGCAAATGGTTAAAACCAGAACAATGGAAGATTTTGTTGATTAGCGGTCATGCAGTGGCGACAAAGCAGGAAGCTGATGTTTTGCCCGGGCTTGAAGGCGAATACGTCAACATTCGCGAAAGCAGCGCACAGATGAGCGTGAAGCGCATGGCAAGCCTGATTGAGTACACGACAGCATGGGCTATTGGTCAGGGTGTCAGATTTACCGACAGGAGGTACGAATGAGACGACAGCGACGAAGTTTCACCGACATCATCTGCGAAAACTGCAAATACCTTCCAACGAAACGCTCCAGAAATAAACGCAAGCCAATCCCAAAAGAATCTGACGTAAAAACCTTCAACTACACGGCTCACCTGTGGGATATCCGGTGGCTAAGACATCGTGCGAGGAATACAAGGTGATTGACTAAAATCGAAGTTACGAACAAGAAAGCGTCGAGCGGGCTTCAGTGTACACTGAGTGGATTCTATCTAGGCTTAGTGCATACAGAAGATTGCTGGTAAAGGACATGCCAGGCAAAACGATGAGGACTGATATTTATGAAAACATCTGATTTTTTACTGTTCTTGCATGCGGTACAGGAGGGGCTTTGACCGGGCATTTTATCGTGAATATTTTCACTTGGTATTTCTTTGGTTTTAGAGATTACTTCACTCGATGGGTTTTAAATAGTTTTCGTCGGTTTATCGGGTGCAAGCCTGATATGAGAATTTATAAAGATGAAAAGAATTGATTGTTAATGTGTTATGAGGTTTTTTGTTGTGAGTTTGTAATTTGCTTTTATAGAAATACATTAAGTAAATATAATTAAATATTCAAATTGTATATGTATGCGACATGTTGGTGTTTGGTCGCATACACTGTTGAATATTTGGCTAATGTTATATCAATGTAGAGTTAAAGTCTAACACAACATAGACTCTCTATATGCTAACGTCTTGACTATAACTGCAATTATTTTTTCATTAACTTCGTTACCTATGCTTAAACGCGAAATATCTTTCTCATGAGTTTTGTTCAAAAATATCAAGAAGTTTTTCATTTCGTTTGGTAATGTATTTAGTTCTGTTTCTGAGAATCTTTTTTCATAAATCTCATCGATTTTATGTTTGCATGTTTCTGATTGTGATGTATTTAAAATGGCTCTTTCTTCTTGGGTACAGGAGTTTATAACTTCTTTCAGTATTTGTTTTTGGTCTTCTGGGGATGTTCTTTGTCCATTGAATGCGTAAGATATCCTGTCTTTTGTTTTGAAAAGTGGCATGGTTATATTTTTTGTATGCTGGAGGTCAACACAAAGAGCTATTGCCTGAGTATTTAGTATGTCCGGATTATGGGAGTAAGTTGATCTTTTCAAAGCATTAGCACTTGCTGATGCCCCTTCATATGGATTTTGATGAAATAATAGATTTAGTATGTTTACGATGAATAAAGACATCATTTGTGGTGGTGTGCCTTTCTCAAGAGAGCGCATGATTGCTCCCGATAAAGAGGACATCAGACTTAATCCTTGTGTTAATACCCGCTGGGTGGTTTTAAAGGCCGCTTCTTGCGATATAAATCTCTGAGCAGAATTTGGGTTATCAGAAGAACCATGTTTATAAGCTTTATACCATGAGTCACCTAATATAGCTAAGGCCAATGGTATATCAGCATAACTCACTCCCCTACCTATAGTTCTTACTATGCTACCTGTTTTAACTGCTCCATTAAGCATTAACAGTGGTGACATGGTTAGTAATGTACTTGTTAAACATAGAGTAAATCGTGCTATAACCGAACCTGTTATTTTTTTATTACTTATACAATACTTAACTTCATCTATTAGTTTAGGATATTGATAGAATATTGTTGGTGCATGAAATAAAGTTGCTGATAGTAAATCACCAAGTATGCGTACCTGGGTTATATCTAGTGATAATACATTACTTAAGAATGCTTCTGTATTTATTGTTGGAGAAGGTGATGTATATAAAGATGGTTGTTGAGACTGTGAAGGTGATTTGTTATAGTCGCCATTAAAAAATAATGCCTGTATGAGCAAGTGAATGCTGATTCCGCCTCCGGCTCTGAACGCATATGGAAGTATCTGTTCGATTTTATTGTGTATGGCCATATAGGCTTTATAAAAACATCCTGACTGATTATATACCTGATGATATTGATCGTTCAGAACTGAACCGCCCCGGAAATCCTGGAG